TGAGTCGGGCGATCAAATCGGCTGAAAGGAGCAGCGCCCCAGCTAGCGCTTCAGGGCCGTCTTCGCCGCGCTGATAGGCCAACAAACAGCGGGCCGCCGTGGCCAAGTCTCGAGCGTGGATGGCCCGCTCGTAGAGCGCTCTAGAGCGGGCGAAAATCAGCCTCCTCGGTGGCCCCGGCGAGGGCTACCAGCTTCTCGCCAAAAGGGGCCACCAGGCCGGGTTTTTTCTCCAGCAACCGGGCTAGCTCGGCGGGCTCGGGGTAGATCGCCGAGTCCTGCAGCAGCGCCTCGAGGGCCTCATAGCGCCGATCCTCCCGGCTGGAGAGGTTGAAGAAGCGCTTCATGGCCGCGCGGGAAGGCGGACGTACCACTACGCTGGCCCCGGCGGCTTCGAGCAGGTAGACCTCGCCGTGCTCGGCCTTGAGTTTTTCGATCATCTTCGTGTCCAGCGACATCTAGTCTCCTAGCTGAGCATTTTCTTCAAAGGTTTTTTGCCACCGAACTCAATCCACAGGATGTGCAGATCGAGCTTGACGGTCAGGGCATCAGTACTTTGGCTGTGGGACTCCTCCACCTTTTTGATGCGGCAGCCCCGCAGCTTGTCCGTCACGGTGGGTCGCCCCTCCTCGGCGTAGCTCACGGTGATGTCAAAAGATTTCTCCATGTAGCCATCCCCCAAAGCATCCAGCAGCTCCTTCCACTCCTCGAGGTAGGTGGTCAGGCTCCCTTCCGCCTTGAGGTCGCCCTTGGTGCGGCCTAACACCTGGCTGTGCGCCCCGCGCACCTCGCCCGGCTCAAGGTCTTGGCTGTAGGAGATCTCCTTGTGCCCGTAGAATTTCTTCCCGTTTACGTCGGCCTCAATCGAGGCGTAGCTGTAGCGGTGGCCGTTGATCAGCGGATAATCCATGTGATTCCTCCTAAGCTGTGGCTACCTCGAGGGCGGGGTTGCTGAAGCCGATATCTACCTCGAGGTACTCCAAATACCCCAGCGGTCGCACCCGCACGGTGAGCGTGGTGCTACGGGTCGAGAGCACGTTGGAGTCGCGCTTGAGGCTTACCTGCACTTCCGAGGCGTGGCCAGGAGATACCAACCCGGCTAAAAGCTGCCCTTCGACGAAAGCCTCGATGGCCCGCGCGTCGGGCTCGTAGATATTGCCCGCGCCGTCCACCCGCACAGAGTCGTTGAGGTAGCGCAGCGCCGCGTTGCGGGCGATGCGGCAGGCCCGATCCATCACCCGGCGGTTCTCGATGAATTGGAAATCGCTTCCGGCTGGGGCCTTGATGCGCCCCCGAGTGAAGTAGAAGCCGTTACGCCCGATGATGGTGCGCATGGTGGTGAAAAACTGCTCGTCCAGACCGGGAGTCTTGAACTCGTCGCGGTACAGGCTAACCACGCCCTGCACCGGGCCGGTGAGCGCCCGCCCCAGGTGCTCGTGCACCGGGATGGCCGCCAGCCTACCCGACGCTGGCCAGGCCACCGAGCGCTTTTGCACCTGCCCGGTGAGGGGGCTGGCCAGCTCGGCGTATCCACCCGCGACCGCCACTCGCTTATCAGCGAAGGAGGCCCAGGCCGAGAGCAGGTTGGCGTCGGTGTCGTCAGCGGCCTCGAGCAGAGCGAAGGCGAAGCGGTAGGTGGTTTCAGCCGCTTGCATCTTGGTGGCTACCCCTGCAGCGATGGTCGGGGTAGCTGCCCCGACCACGTGCACCCAGCCCCACTCGCGTGGGTCGCCCAGCAGCACGTCTAAGGAGGCGTTGAGGTCGCTCAGGGTATAGGCCGGAGCGGTGCAGGTAAACGAGTACAGATCGCCTTTGACGAAACTGGTGCCGGACACGCCGTTGGCAAAGGTAAGGCTGAGCCCGGTGCCCGGCAGGATGTAGGTGCCGGATACTGGCAAGGCGATCTCGGGGCTCCAGTTGTCCCCACCATCCAGGGAGTATTGAAACGCCGCTGTCCCCGCAGCCAGGTTAGTCCCGTCGCGGGTGATCTTGATCTGCACGCTGTAGGCATCCAGCGGGGCTCCGGCTACCGTCATGGTTCCGGTACCGGTGCCAGTTTTGGTCACGTTACTCGTAGTCCCCGCCACCGAGGCGTTTGTGCGCACGGCGTAGACCGGTGCACCCGATAGGGCCAGGTGCGTGGCCAGGGCCTCAGCCAGCGGTCCTCCCTGGAACACCTCCTGCACCTGTTTGAGGTTGGTCACAGCTACAATCTGGTTTACCGGCCCGGCGGTAGCCACGCCGATTTTGGCCGATACCCCATCAATGGGCGGAGGCAAAATGCCCAGCGCGCCATCCTGAATGGAGAACCATACGTCAGGAAGCAGTGGTTGAGGCATTAGCGGATCACCTCGTTTTCAGCGGCCTTAATCGCGGTCTTATAGCCGCTCTCGGTAACCTCCTGGCCTCGAGGCCAGGCGTATTTGGCCCTCGCCGCTGCGAAGAGCCAGTCGGGGGTAGCGAATAGCGCCTGCCACTCTTCGATGGGGCGCATCACGGTAGTCTCGTCTTTAGCTTTGTCTTCTTTTGCCATCGGGTACCTCCTGTCAGCTGATCAAGCCGCCGCACTCCTGGGCGATTTGCTCGAGAACGGCAAACTGCTCGGTGCGGATCACCGGGGTGGTCACGGTAAAGGAAAATGCTACGGCCACTCCCAACTGATCCCAGCCCTCGGGCTCCCAGGTGAGTGTTTGCATCTCCAACGATGTCCCCAGGCTGGCTGAGATGGCGGTGATGACCTCGGCCAGTACTGTTTCCACCTGGGCGTAGCTATCCCCCCAGATCTGCATCTCGAGGGTGACCTCGCGCAGCGCCAGCACCCGCCCCGGTTGCAGTTGAGGGCGATCTGGAGAGGTAAAGCGCTCGCTCAGCGGGTAAAGCACAATGCGCGGGGGGCGGTCGTGCTGGGCCAGGAATTGCCGCCCCAGGTACAGCGGGGTGCTCGGGGGGAGCCGCGACACCAGATCGTTGTAAAGCTCGGTGATCATAGGGATAGGGATAGATAGCGCTCTATGGCCTCGCTGAATGCGCGCTCCCAACGGGGGGATAGCTCCGGCTCGGGGACAAACGGGCGCGGTGGGAGACTGACCTGTTTGGTCTGCACCCACCCACCACGCCCGCTCTTACGCTTACTGGAGCCTCCGGCCAGCCGGAAGCGAAGGTACTTGGCCCGCTTGGGGCGAATCGTTCCGCCGTACTGGTGGATGGCCGCGTAGCGCACGTTGGTGCCCACAACGAAGCCTCTGTCGCTGGCCTGGTAGGTGAAGCTCCGGCGCAGGCGACCGGTGTCGGAGAGGGTCTGTCCGTTCTCCAGTTGGGCCCGCAACGACTTCTCCCAGGGCTTATCGTAGGGGTCGCGCTCCTGCTCGAACGAGGTGGCGATTTGCTCGAGCGCGGCTTCGGCCACATTGCGGGCCAGGCCCGTCCGCCACGCCGGGCGGCTCATCCGCCCCACCGTCAGGATGAGCTGATTGAGCCGTGTAAAATCGCCACGAATGCCCATCACCACCTCCGGGGGTTGGCCACGGCATGGATGCCCTCGTTGGGAGCGGTGGGGCTGGCGTCCACGATGCCCACCGGGGTGACCACCCCTAGCGACACGTCCCGCAACCACCGAATGGCATCCTCGTAGCGGAGCCTGACGTGTTCGTCGCTTCCCTCAGGAGCGAAGCCGCGCCCCGATAACAGGTCGTAGGCCGCAATGATGGCCACCGCCCGGCGCAGGTCGTAATCCCACGCCGCGAGCGGCAGCTGGTAGCGCGCCTGGAGGTAGCTATCCGCCACGCGGCTGGCGGCCTCGAGGGCCTGGTTCTGATCGGCGCTGGGTATGCCGTTCAGCGCAGGCGCGCGCAGGGCCAGCCGGTAGAGGTCGGAGGGAGTGGCGTAGGTCATGCTTCAATCCCCACTCGAGCTTTCGCCCGAGTGCAACGCGTAGAACTAGATGGCCGCCTCAACCTGCTTTGCTTCGCGTTTGGTCAAGCCCAGCTTGCGCAGATTGCCGAGGTTGGCCCGCACCGCCTCGAGGGTCGTGAGTCCGGCGGCCTCGAGTTTGGCGCGGGCGGGGAAGTCCTCCGGGAGAGGAATGGAGGACTCAGTCTCCACTTGCTGAACCCTCTCCCATATCTGCCGTATGGCGTAATATCCCATAGCGTCCTCTACTGGGTGATGAGCCGCACCACCCCGGCAACAGCCGAGCCGGGGAGTCGTTGGTAGCGATGGGCCGCGAAGTACACGTGAATCCCCAATAAATAGCTGTCGCTGGAAATATCGTAGTCTGTTTTGATTTCAGGCACCTGGTTGTACCACAAGGCCAGCGCACCGCGGCGAATCAGCAAGGTGACATATTTGTTTGGCGTGCCGGTGATGACCGGAGCCCGGTCAGACAAAATATACGGGACGGAAATAGGGCCACAATTAATGGTGTTGTTGTCGGTGTTGACCAGAGGCCGGCCGGTGGTGTCTTTGAGCTTGAGGAGGTCGGTAAACACCTTGGAATGGAGAACCGCCAGACGAGTTGTGTTCATCTCGTCGTTAAACGCAGTAACGGCGTCTACCAGCGCGTCGTAGGTGATGGTTCCAGTGTCGCGATTCACAGGAATCTGTCCGTCCGACGGGGTAGTGGCGTTTGCCGCGGCCAGCAGCTCTTCATCAAATTTACGCTTAGCCGCTTCAATCAGCTGTCTGCTGATCTCGCTGTATGGATCGGCGTAGTTAGCCGCCATCTGGGCCCACGTGGTGATTTGATGGAGCGAGCCAGCGTGCTTTACCGTTGCAGTCTCCGAGGTCATTGAAATGGATACAGGCGTTAGCGGAGTGCCTTCAGCAACGGTTTGCAAATCCCCAAAAACGTTGAAGTAGGGAACCTTGATCGTATCCCCACCCCTTACCGAGTTCGGCAGGGTGTTGGATTCAATCACCGCCTCGCTGCCCAGCAGCGCGATTTTACCCGGCCAGGCTCCCGCTACCGCGTCGGCCAGGATTTCCGGAATTACCAGGTTGGAACGAGTAGTTACAGGCATCTATGACCTCCTAATAGCCCAGCGCCTCTTTGCGCAGGCGACGGTACAGCTCTACGTTTTGCTGGTACAACTCCTGTTTTTCGCGGGCCGATAGCGTATTCCAGGAGAGATTTTTCTCTGCTGGCTCCTGGGCAGGCTCGGGGAGTATCCGAGGAGCCACCTGCAAAAACGCCTCGAGCGCTTCAACGCTCTGCTTCTCAGCCCAGGCCAGCATCGCCGGGGTGAGCTTGCCCTCCCGTTTGCCCTGCTCGAGCAGAGAGCGCTTACGCTCGTTCACGCGTTCGGCCTCCAGGGCGGCCAGGCGCTCTTGCACGCGGGGCAGCTCCTCAGCGGCAGAGCGCCAAGCCTGCACCACGGCTAACGCCTCGTCGGCGCTGGTGCGACCGGTGAGCGCGGTCAACTGACGCTCGAGGCCAGCGAGCCGGGTAATCATGGCCCCAGCTTCGGCCTCGGTGGCGTCCTCTCTGAGTCCTAACATCCGTACGATTTCTTGCATGCTGTTCCTCCTAGCTACCAGCGGTTGCATCCGCTTAGTGGCTGGTATGTTGGTGAGCGCCAGATTGATCAGTTCCACAATCCGGCCTTCTTTGTCGGTGTAAAAAGCCGGGCTGAAGTAGCGATACTCACGCCCCGCGAGCAACGCCTGAGCCCGCTCAGTCCACTCCACGTTGGTCGCCCATAGGCCATCCTCCCGCAGCTCGAGGTCAAACCAACCCGCCGCCGGAACCGGGCCGTTGGTCACGGGCTCGAGCGCCTGATGCTCATAGTCGATCGAGAGCCGGTTGCCGTACTCCTGCCAGCGCTTGAGCACGCTCGCCGCGGCCTCCGAGTCGAACAGGAACACGCCCTTGGTGGTCTCCACCTGGCCGAAGGGGAAAATACGAAACTCCCCAGGGGGGGCACCCTGGGGTAGCTCGAGGGTCAGTTTGTGTCGTTGCATAGATTATCCCCAGGCTTGCGCCTGGGGCTCCTTGGGTAGAGTTTTCCTACTCTAGCGTTAGCTTAGCAAAAAGCGGAATAGATTCCAAGGGGGCGTGGTATACTATAGGTACAACCCACCGGGGTGGGCCTGGGTTCCCAATACCTCGGTGCAGGACGCACGGCTTTCCAGGAGGCCGAGGCCCCTTTTACTTCCGTTCAAATTTTAAGAACCCGATCCGTTGAGCATTTAAGTAGTCGGCTTTGCGACTTTCAAAAAACGTATACCCATCCACCAACACCCCTTTCTGAAACTCTCCCACAAACAGCACGTTGCGCTGCCGATTATCCTGGTAAACCTTGACATACCGCAGCCTAAACGCTACCGCTCGCCCCGCCACTTTGCGCATAGGCACCAGCCAGATTTCCTCCGGGTCTCGCACCAGGTCGGGGAGCCAGGAGAGGAAACGCTCGCGCCCGTCCGGCTTGAGGTGACGCAGGAACTCATCGTCCAAAATCACCGTCATGCCGGTGGGGTCCTCCAGGTACAAAGGCACGCTGCCCCAGGCCGCCTCCAGGGCTCGCCTGAACCCCGCTTCACCAGCTTCCTTGACCGTAGGCAGCAGCGCCGCGGGAGCGGGGTGCGTAGACAAGCGCTCAGGCCGTCCGTAGCTTCGCCAATCAGGGGGATCACCGATGAAGGCTGGCTCCCACTGGCCCGGCTGAGTCTGGGCGGTGACCCCCCGCGCGTAGGCCCGCCCCCACTCGCTGGCGTCGGGAGCCAGGCCGAACCCTTCTGGCCGTGGCGCGCTGGGAGGTCGCTCGGTGGTGCCCCGCCGCTCGGCCTCAGCCTGGGTGAGGCTGCGCACGCCGGAGCGGCAGTTGAAATGCAAAGGGGGCCAGTTCAATCTCCACCACGGGTCGTCCGCCGGGAGCACCGTCCCGTTACGCTCCTGGCAAATGCGGGTGGTGCGGGAGTCCAGGATCGCGTCGTACATCCGGTAGGGGCGAGTTTGCGTGACCTGGGGATCTTCCATCTGCGCCCAGCGGCCCGAGGAGTAGGCCATCTGCACATTGGTGCGAAAAATGGTCTCGAGCCGCTGCCCATTCGGGCGGCCCCAGGCGGCCTCGAGCTTTCCCCTTATCTCCTTGGCCCACTCGGCGTAGGGGATGCCCTCTTCCAGCGCCCGGCCCAGGCTGCCCCAGACCTCGGCCAGCAGGTCGAGCCCGGCCACCCCGGCCACGGTGAAGGCCTTCCGGCGGGCCTGCTCTTGGAGGGCCTGCCACTTGTCCTTGGGAAGGGGTATGCGCGCTCGGAACCAGGCGATAGCCTCTTCCGGGTTGACCGGATTGGCGCTAACCTTCCACATCGGATCGCACCGCGTAGCGCCCGGCCAGGTCGGCCAGGATTAAGGCGTTTTGCATCAGCGTGGCCAGGTCATCGGGGTTCAGATCAGGGAATAGCTCGAGCAGCCGCGCACGCAGCGCGTTGTAGCCTTCTGCCTGGTCTATGGCCTCGAGCACGCTAGCCAGGATGGGGCGCATTGACGTAGCTCCGGCCTCTCGCGCGTTGTCGGCCAGCCGGTCGGCATAAAGCTGGCCCTGCACGAAGCCGCTGGAGGTGCGCACCTGGTCGCCCGAGGCCAGCCGCACCAGCCCGGCCTGCGGGGGCTGTAGGGGTACGTCGTAGCGCTCGAGCAGGGCTGGTATGTCTACCGGGGCTCCAGCCTGGGCCAAAGTCGCCACGGCCTGGGCTAGCCGGCTGAGGGTGTCGGCGTTTTGAGCGGTATCCTCGGGCAAATCGGTATTCCAGCGCGGCCAGGGAGCCAGCCGAGCGTCGCCATAGTTGAACTCGGCCCAATAAGCTAAAACCTGCTCGCGCAGGCTAGTGGCGAGCCCCTCGGCGTCGGCCTCCAACAAATCCCGGCGCACTGCGTCGTGCACGCGGGCCGCGGCGAACGAGCCACCCCGCACCTCGGTGGTGAGGTTCTGGCCCAGGATGGCCGTAGTGAGGGCGGTGTTGGCCCACTCGATGGCCGCCTGTTTGCTCTGCCACACATCCCCGGAGGGCGAGAGAATCTGCAGGCTGTAGCCCTCGGGCAGGGCGATGCCGGTGGAGCTGCCCAGCTCGGCCAGGTCGCGGGCCAGCTGCTCGCGGGCCTCGGCGGTGGTGGGGCCACTGGCCTGGCCCACCCGCAGCGCCCCTACCTCGTTATCGCGCGCCCAATAGCGCACCGCGTCCTGCTTGACCAGCCACGGTACGGCCAGCGCACGCCAGAGGCCATGGCTCCACGGTCGCCGGGCACCGTAGGGGGTATAGAGCCACCAGGCACCGGGGCGAGGCTCTACCATCCCTCCCTCGCGGGTCTGCACCTGCCAGACGCCGCGCTGGGAATCGTAGCGCAGGTTGCGCGGATGCCAGACCTCGAGCACCGGCAACACCCGCCCGCTCTCGGCCTCCTGCCAGTCCAGCCGGGCCAGGCCCACCCCCAGCAGGAGCCCCCAGGCCACGAGTTGGTACAGGCTCTCCTCCGGGGCGAAGGCCCAGAAATCGGCCTCGAGGGCCCGCGTGATGGTGCGCCCCTCGCGGTTGTTGGCGGGCTCGAATGCGAGGGGCAGGCCCAGCAGCCCGCGTATGCGGGTGCCCAGGGTGGCCTGGACGCGGTCGTCCGCCAGCGTGGCCTCCGCTAGCTCGGCGGCCAGGGAGAGGTTGCCTCCCTGGGCCAAGCGCCAGGCGGTGCCGAGGTCGGCGGGGGCCCACTCAGTGCGCCCCCACGCGGAGGGCTCGTTGACTAGTTGCGGTTGAGGTTTCGCCATATCTCCATCAGCTTCTTTCTCGCCAGGATGTATTGGATACGGGTGGGCCGCTCGGCGTGAAGAAAAGCAGCCAGGTCGCGGGCTTCCTGGGTGCGCTGTTTTGCAGGGATGTCAGCCTCGAGGGCCGCGCGCAGCAGGGGTCGCACCCGGCTCCAGGGAATCTCCCGCTGTCCCACCCGCAGTGCGTAGCAGCTCGCGCTGGAGAGGAAGGGCTGCTCGAGGTTGCCCCGCTGGCTGGGAGCACCCATTCGTTTCATTCGCGTTCGCAGGGCGGCGGCGAAGAGGAGAGCAACGTCGGCTCTTCCTCGCTGAGCTCGAGCGTGTAGAACTTGTGTCCGCAATTTTTGCAGTTGTAACGACGTTTCAGCGCTACGTCCGGCCATACACCCTCCAAACCCACACGCCCGCGCAGGCGAACCGCAACGCTCCCACAGCGCGGGCAGGGTACAGGGTAGAATTTGCCTAGTCTAGGCATAGCATACCACAAACGGGAATCTATTCCAGCTCATCCCCACCTCGAGCGCACCCGAACCGAGGTGTACTCCGGCGGCCCACCGCGCACCGTCCAGAGGGCCAGGGCCAGGCTCATCACGGTATCGTCGTGGGCTCCACTGGGGGCCTCATAGCTCACCCCGTAGGCGGTCTGGCGGGCCTGCAAGGCCCGTAACTCGGCCAGCAGGGTGGGGTCTGGGTAAAGTTGCAGGCGCTCCTCGGCCAGGGAAAGGCGCAGCTCGTTGACGAGTTGCTGTTTGGACTGGGCGGTGAAGCGGAAGGGGTGCGTCTGCGGCCAGGCCCGGCGGAGGCGCTCATACACCGGATCGCCCACTCCGGTGGCGTCTACCGTGAGCCGGGCCTGGTAGCGCTCGAGCACCCCCAGCACCCGCGCCTCGGTATAGCTCCACTCGCCCTGCCAGCGCTCCTGGTGGACGAGCCGGTAGGGTAGCTCGGTCACGTCGAGGATGCTCAGGCTGGACCAGTCGGCCAGGCGGGCTAAGTCCAGTCCCGCCGCATAAACCCGGCCCGCTTGAGGAGATTCCGGCCCCTCCAGGACTGTCGCCCGCTGAATGAGCTCTTCCGGGATAGCCCCTCCGGCCTCGAGGAACTCCGCCAGGTACTCCTGGCGAAAAGCCCAGTCGCCCAGGGCCCGGCGCTCGGCCTCGAGGAACTCCGAGCGGATGCGGGGAATGTCATACGCAGTCACCCGGATGCGCTCTCCCCGCTCCTCCGCCCAGGCCCGGTAGAACCAGCCCCGCATTCCGTAGGGGGTGGAGATAGCCACCAGCCGCCCCCCGGTGACGGCCAGCATGGGGCGGGCAGCCTGGTACAGCTCATCGGGAATCCAGGCCGCCTCGTCGAGCACCACCAGATGCGCCGAGTAACCACGTATCCCCTCCTGAGCGCCAGGGAGCGCGATAACCCGGCTGCGGTTGGAAAGCTCGAGGCGCAGCGCGCTCTCGCCCGCCAGCACGAGCCCGAGCTTGGTAGCTAAGGAGCGCACCTTGGCGGATAGCTCGGAGGATTGCCGCAGGGTGGGGGCGATGAGCAAAACCGTGCGCTCCGGCCAGGCGTAGGCCGCGTGGAGGGCCAGCGCCGCGGCCACCGTAGATTTCCCGGCCTGCCTCGAGGCCAGGATGTATAGCTCATTGCCTGCAGCCAGCAAAGCCCGCTCCTGCCAGGGGTCGGGCTCGAGCCCGACCTGTTGGAGCAGGGCCACAGGCGATAGGGCCAGAGCTAGGTCAGTCGCGAGGTTCATCAAGCAACACCCTGGCCGCAGCGTGGGCGGCCTCTGGATAAGGGCGCAGGGCCTCGAGGAGCCGCCCCCGGATAGCCAGCCACTCCGGGGAGGCCAGCACGTTGACCTGCACCTGGGGCCGTTCGTGTGCCAGTTCGCCCAGCAGGCGGGCCTCGAGCTCGAGCAGGCGGTGCAGGGTGTGGATAGCTGCGATAGCGTCGCGCCGCTGGCCCTCCTGCCGCGCCTCGGCCAGGATGCCGAGTGCTTCGCGGTTGAGGTCGCGCAGGCGCTCGAGGACGCTACGGCCGGGTTCGATGATGCGGGCCTGGAGGGCTTGCCGTGCTGATGATTGCATGTGGGATACGTGGCGGCGTAACGAACGTTCGTTCGTGCCGTAATTCGGCGCAATTCGGCTTAATGGTTCTCCTCGAGCCACCGCCGCTTCGATTTCCTGCCGTTGCGGATGATTACAAATGCTGCACGGTCTGGCTATATTACACCTCCTCTAGGGCCATTAGCGCCTGCTCATAATGGCGCTGTAGCTCCGCATAGTGGGCATCGAGTTCAACGCGTTCGCCATAGGCTCGTACCACCGTGCTGCACTCCTGCAGCGCCCAATACAGCTCTAACGCTCGATGTAGCCGTTCTATATTCGTGCATGGCATCCATCCCTCCATAATCGCCCCCGCCGCTCCCCAGGGGCTGGAAAAACCGTGCGTTTTTTATCGCTGAGGGGGTCGGCCCTTAGCATTTGGCGGTACCTCGCGGTTAGACCGCGGAAGGGTCTGAGTCGATAAAACGAACAATCCGCCCACCTGCCAATGTAAGCAGCGAACGTCTGGGCTCGCGTGCCACGCGCAAAAACATTCCGTTGCGACTAAGTCCCATATCTACCGCCACAGCTTTGACCGATTTCATCTCCCTTGTAGCCCGGCGCTCCTTTTCCAGTGCAACCCGCACCCGCTCCACATCTACGGGGTGCCAGAGTAGCCGGCCTCGTTTGCCCCGAATTACTCGAGGCCGTCCGAATCGTCGGGCCAACCAACTCTGTTGGCCCTCCACCCAGCGCTGGGCTGTGGTCAGTCCTATGTGCAGAGCCTGCGCCACCTCGCGGGTGGTCAGGTATCCGGCTTTTCGAGCTTCCTCACCCACCTCACGTTCCTGGCGTTTTTTGATATAATCACGAGCCCAGTTCTCGCGAATCAGCACCCGGCCCTTTATCCGCCGGACAGCCCCATCAGCCTCGGCAATCCTGACGATATTTTTGGCATTGTCCTCCAGCGCTCGAGCCAGCGCAGAGGCAGTGATGTAGCCAGGTATATCGCCATAATGAGCCTCCAGCACAATAGCCCTCGCCTGTATCGCTTTTTTCGTTCTGTGTGGCAGGTGTTTTTGACAGGCTTTCCACCCACCAGTGGGGTAACAACGCTTGATGATTTCATCTTCCTCAAGCGTCCAGGGTTTCCAAGGTCTCTTGTTTTGATGC